ACGTACGGGTACAGGTAACATTCCACGCTTGCCGATGTCGATGAACCTCTGCGTCCGTGTCTCCTCCAAGGTACTTTTATTACCTAGCCGTGCGGCCACCACTGCTTGGACACGTGCGTCCTCGTGGTCAGCCAACGCCTTGAACCCTTCGTCAGACTTGGCGAACGCGTATGTTTCTTTACCTGTAGTCGCGCTTACCTTCATGGGTGGACTGACACCTAACCCTTCGAGCACTTCGGCAAACTTCGGGTTAGACATGAGATCTTCTTTAGACACACCTGCCGACTCAAGTAGCTGGTCCTTCTGCTCCTTGGTATCTTCGAGATGCTGTTCGAGAAGCCCGATGTCCAGATCCAACACAGGCTCAACAAACATACGTAACGTACAGTCGATTAGCTGAAGCTCGTGCTTGGGGAACCCTTTACGCATAAAGATGTTAAAGAGTTTGTAGGTAAGCTCGACGTCGTTGATGCAGTAGTCGCCGTACTGCGAAAGCTCCTGTTCAGTGAAATCGGCACGACGTTTACCTAACGCGTTTAGAACCTCGGTCCCCTTAGCGCCGATCTGATATCGTTCAGATAGCGCCTTGAGACTTCCGCCAGCGTCAATCCCATGTAAAGCACGGGCGATACAAAGAGTGTCAGCGTAAACGCGAGGATGAACATCAAAGAGCCAAGACAGAATAGCACCGTCAAACATAGTATTGTGAGCAAGTACCATGCTATCCGCCCAGTTGAAGGTGTGAAGGTATCGCTTGATCTCATCGTGTGTACCGCTTGCCCACTCAGTGCCTTCATTGTTTACCTTAACTCCTACACCGATCACCTCAAAACGAGGATCACGGATGTATTCTTCTGTTGTCATCTTAGACAGTGAGAAGTCTCTAGCATAGTACGTCTCAAAATCTAACGTAATGAGATCCATCACTTCACCTCGAATAGTTTCTGCATGTAGTGGTCGGCTTTCTCCAAGTCATCGTCACCTTTGGTTCGGGCAAGGTATTTGATTACGTTGCCCTTCAGGTATCCAATGAACTCTTCTTTAGTCATCCACGCTTGCATTGCGTCCCAAGGTTCGACGGATAAAGTTTTGTAGTGCGATCCACCAACCTGTCTTAGGCTGGCGGGTTGTGGCTTTTTTCCGGTGCTTGTCGCTTCCTCCACATGTTGAGTAACGACTTTGGCGGTAGCACGGTTGGCTTGCTCCTCCTTGACGATCTTGTACGCATATCCGTACGAAACCTCTGTCACTTTTGCGACCATGTTCGGGCTCGCGTCAGGATTTGTTTTCAGGTACGCACGTACCTTGTCCCCTTTGGACTGCTTCTTCGTTGTCATGTTGTTCTCCTAGTTGGTTTGAAAAAAGCTATACGCGACCGGCAAGGCTCGGCGCGATATTGATAACTGGTATCACAATCTGGTGGGATCGAGATCCGCATCCAGCTCAGGGTGGTAGGCATCTTGTTCGCTCGCTTGCGCCAGTAGCCCGATTGATTCGTCGTCCGCATCAGTCAGGCCATACACAAAGAACCCCTCTTGTGTGAACCCCTCAAACGTCAGCCCGTCGGGGCGCAGTCGGTAACGATCCTCGCCCGAAATGACCCAGCCGTTTTCGGCGTACGCCTCTGGTGGAAACTTGTTAAACTCCATCGGTCCTCTCCTCTAAGACACTCAGCACATCGTCGATGTTGGTTTCATTTATAACTAACGCTATGCCGTGGTTTAGTTTTATATCATTCAGATTCTTTTCTTGCAATGGGGTGGGCTTATTTTTTCCTGCTTTACATTCGATACCAAAGAACTTGCCCTCGTAACATCCTATGATGTCAGGGACTCCGCTCTTACCGTATCCCCCGGTTACAGGGTAAAAGTAATACGCGCCTAACGTCTTAAGATGTGCGACGACTTTCTTCTTTACTTTCGCCTCGGGTGTCATTGCCATGTTGCTCTCCATTTTTACGAGTTAGGGAATTCCCTAACTTCATTTTTACAGGCACAAAAAAAAGGGGCCGAAGCCCCTAACGTTTCTCACACTACTAAGATCGGTACACCCAGAAGGTATCATCATCTATGCGCCGCCCCACATCTGATACGGCTTGCATAGGTGGCTTTACCTTGAGCATAGTGAGTACCGCCAGCTTGCGCTGTATCCACTCAGGTAACTCGTCCACCGAATCGTAGGCTCCCTCTACTGCCATGTCAACGCCTTCCATGCCGAAACATGAGACAAGGACACTTTTCGTATTAGGGTATACCACAACGCGGTAGATGTTATCATCGTGTGGTAACTCATTACTCTGCGACGACATAGTACACCCCGTTACCGGCACTCACACCTACACCGTCAACGAAGTCTTCACTGTCGAGCATTTGCAGTACAGCAAGTTTACGTGTGATGTCCTCGGGCAGTTTGTCCTCGGTGTAACGTAAGTACGCCTGTTCGAGATCGGCGCTGTATGGATTGATTTGCTTACCCTTGACCACATCGAACACAGTCTGATTACGAGACTCGTACGTCATCACACAGTAGAACGGCACGTCCTCGATAGTCGCTGAACCTAGTGTCTCATCAGCGAGCACCATTGCCTCGACGTCTGACTTGAACTCGGGGTCAAGAAAGCTATGCCCCATGTCGAGTAGGTTCTTCAACTCTTTGTACAGTCGCTTGTTATGGTTACGGCTTGATCCATATATGTTTGTCACGATATCCACCACCTTAGTTGCTGTTTCATTTGCACCCTTGCGTACCTTCTCGAACTCGTCACGCATACCTTTCTGCAACGTACCTTGTCTCACGCTAGCCAACGTAGCTGGCGAAGGCCGACGCAGATACGTCTTAGCAAGTTTCAATGCGGTGTCGAAATTGGTAGACGTTTTGGTGTGGCGATTGGTACTACCATGACTGTACTTGTCATTGATGATCGACCATGCGTGTACACAATAGGTCGGCTTCCACCCACCCACCTTGTTTTCACGATTGTCGGTGTAGGCGATGAACCCGATAGCCCACGGACAATCGTCACGCACTACCCACGATGATGTTCTGGTACGTTGTATAAACGTAATACCAGAGTCACGCGAACATAGCGCCGCACCTACCTGTCGTTGCCAGTCTGCGAACAATGCCTTGTCTTCATCGTCACCGTGGGCTCCGAACTCGAATGCACTAGCCGCTTGGTCTCTGCACTTGTCTATTGATACCCATGTAAAGCTCATTTGTTTTCTCCTCGTTTTATAAGAGTTAGGGAATTCCCTAACTTGTTATCCGTTGCGTACTTTGTCGTACGCGTTCTTGACCGCCTCAACTTCTCGCGCGGCACTGGCCGGAGTAAGCGGGTCATGTTTGTTCTGACCCTTTACCATTAGATGATTACAGTGATCCTTGACCACCTTATCCATGATCGCTACAGCGAATGCGTATTCCATATCACATGTCTCCAGATTGTATGTGAACTTGCTTACCCGTGTCGGGCTTTGCAGTTTTGTTGTCCAGTATGCACCATAGCACAGGACAGTCCCATTGACCCCATGATCCCCACACGTACCCATCAGTCAGCACGACACACGCTTGGGGTTTGATGCCCTCATCGCGTATGAAGTTAGGGACACACTCGACATTGGTGCCACCACCACCGACCGGCTTGGTCGCCTTGGGTAACTCGTCAAGCTCGTGCATCTCGTATGTCTCGTTACCACGTACGCGCGTATCCCAATACAGAACACGTATGCGTTCGGGCGAGAGCGATTGACAGATCTGATGTATCTCACTCATGAACAGTGTCAACTCACGTTGACCGATAGACCCTGACGTATCAATAGCCACGACAAGCTCACCGATCTGGTCACTGATACCGCTGGGCATGTAGTACCCAGACGATAGGTAACGCCTGTTAGGACGTGACCATGTACCATAGTCACTGCCCGCACACGTGGTCTGGATAAACTCACGTAGCACCTCACGCCAATCGACCTGAGCCTCGAGCAAGTCACCGAACCGATCACGCTCGGAGCCGTCGCCAATCTTGCCAGCAACCAGCGCACCCTGACGTATGGCCTCGTCGATATCACGTGCAAGCTCACGCTTCTCGTCGTCGGTCAACTCTTGTGCACCCTCCCAGTCGTGCTCGTCGAACCCGCGACCTACAGCGGCATTATTGTTACCTGTGGTACTGTCACCGCCGCCATCGCCATCACCGCCTGAGTCGTTATCACATAGATCCTTGAACACGCGGGCCTCGTCCCAACCACGGTACTTGTAGTCGCGACACCCTTGGGCTGGCATAACAGCCCACCCGTCAGTGTTGTCATCGCTGATCTTGATATTGATGACGTGATCGCAAGCGACGTTGGCAAGCTCGGCGGCTTGCTTGTACATCCACTCCCATGTGGTGAGGTGTTTGTACAACTTGTGGTACACCTCGTGCAGTACAAGGAAGCGAAGCTCGGCGTCATTGAGTGACTCGATGAACGCGCGTCCGTACACCTCATCACGTCCATTGGTGTAAGCCGTGGGTACGGTGTCAGATACACTGCGATCACCGACCATGACCACGCCAGCCAACGCCACGTACTTGGGGTTGTTGATGATGTCATACACAGCTTTGCTTAGACGTTGCTCGGCTGTCAGTTGTTTGCCAATAGATAGCATGTCGTTCTCCTGTTAACGAGTTAGGGAATTCCCTAACTACTTCTTGTCCGCCGCGAACATGTGGTTGTTAGCCATCGCCCAGTCGGTGAACTTCTTGTTGGTCATGATGATCTTGCGGTGTGCGTACGTGTCACGTGTGACCTGTCCACCGAACATACCCTGTGCACTGACGTCGAGCCGTGGCAGGTAGGTCATCCACTGGTCAACCCAGTCAGCGGACATCGTAGCCAATGACCTGTAAACAACCATACACACAGCCGCCGCACTGTCAGGAACCTTGGCAGTCAGCGGGTCATCCTTGATCGACTGGAGCGAC